GGATTTGGAAAACCACCTTCATTCTTATAAAGTGAAAACTCTTCTGCAGACATCTTACCAGCATTGAGAGGAAAGTCTGGAGCGACACGAAGAGATGTTATACTATCAATGATCGTATTAGAATCTGGATATTGTGAAAGCTGAGCAGCATTAACTTCTGATGCACTATCTACTGATGGTGATCCGCTAGTTTGAATATCTGTAGCTGAACCTTTAATATTAATCTTAGCAGAACCAAGTAAATCAATAGTAGATGATGAATGAATAGAAGCAGCACTAGTAGATGATAGTTTTGTTGTACCATCAGCCTTAAGTGCAAGATCATCTTTAGTTGAGATTGTCATTGCACCTTGAGATAACATTTCTAGCGTATCTGTAGCGTTAATGCTAACTTTTTCCTTAGCATACAATCCAACGTTTATCTGAGCATTTAATTCAACACTCTTATCAGATCTAACTGTGATTTCTTTTCCTGCATCAACTTCTAAAGATTGTGGCGTTTGAATTCTTAACTTGCCAGCAGCAGTCAATCTATTATCACCAGCAACCATTGTAGTCATGTCTTTTGCTACTTCAGTCATCTTTGTTCCGTCGATAGTTTCATCAACAGAACCACCAACAGATGTGATAAGATCTCTACCAACATTGATGTTCATTGCACCACCAACGTTGATGTCAAGATCACCTTCAGACTCAATTGTTACTTTACCATCACCTTTAAGAACAACATGACCTTTTCCAAAAAGAGTTAGATCCCCAGTAGGAGCAACAACACCAACACCCTTCTTACCAGCTGATATTAAATGAATTGATCCATCAGCATCAATTACAATTGTGGCACCACTATGATGCTGAAGAGTAATTGTATCTGCACCAAATGTATTATCGATTACTACCTTGTTACCAGTAGGTGAAACGAATCCCTGAACATCTGTTGAATGACCAACACCACTCATATTGCCAGCACCAGGACCAGTTTGAGTAATTGTTTGATCACTAGTCTGGCCAGGCTTATCCTTTACATTGACTTCATAATAAGGAGCAGGGTTGCCAGAACCTATAAGTTGTGGCCCATCATTTCTACCAACTCCGTCACCTTCTCTGTTAGTATAAGATTTAACTAATGAAGGATCGTCTGAAAATCTTTCTAATGACATTTTAACCGCAATAGTTGTTGTATAATGATGTTAGAGCTTGTTGGAGAGTATCATTGTTACTTGTTATATCGGCAGTGTTTGTATAACGTGATAACTCTTTAATTATTTTATATAGTGTTACTTTTTGCTGTTCAGTTAAGAAGAAGTTAGATGCAAAAGTAGATGACTTTGTAAACATAAACACATCTATACCACCTATTATAATAACAGAAGCACTATCTTCACTAGCATTTGATCCTTGATATACTGATCCATCTACATCAATAATAAATGTGTACGATGAATAGTCATTAAGATTGACATTTTGATTTCTCAATGTTTCAGAGAAATTAAATGAAAGATTTTTGCTATGAGCTACTGCTTCTGCACTTACTCTGTTCATACTGTATTACCTGTATAATAACTAGTAGAATAAACTTGTTGAGCTTGTTTTAGCTTCTTTAGATAATAAGGAGAAGATGTATCTACACCCCATACACCATTTCTCTTTACATATGATGCATCTCTTTCATAATAAATCATAGCAACAACAGCATCTTCCAAACAAGTAGATCCCAATAGTTTTCCGTATGCTGTTCTTTCTGATGTATGAAATTCATGCCAAATATAATCAAGTTGTTGTTCTATTGGAGGAAGACCACCTTTACCAGGAATACTACTTAGTCCACAATACTTACAAAGATTAATTAATCTATCTCTTTGCCATTGCGCTATTCCAGCAGACACTGCACCTTTGTCATTTGGATTGTATGCCTGAGGATTAATATTTGAACCTGACTCTATTTGTAAATTGCCAACTATAGCAGCTACAAGTAATTTCTTGTCACCTGATGCAGAACCTTCCTTAGCTATTCTTTCCCAGAAATAATTATACACCTTACTCTTATTATCGACACCAGTTAATTGAGTTGTTGAAGGTGCACTATCTCTATCGGAAGGAACTGTTACAGGTGAAGATCCACCAGAGAAACTTGTACCTTCTACACCTGATGAATTGTTTACAGATCCTTGTCCTCCATTAATAACACCTAGAACAATTGGCTGTTGTGAATCTACACCATCAACAAAGAATCCTACAACCCATGATCCATTTGTCAGATTGTGACTTAAATTGCCACCAGAAGTTTGACTTCCTGTTGTAGGGTAAAGTACTATTGCCCAAGGAAGATCACCATCAGGTACTTTCTCAATATTCTCAGTTGGATGAATACCAAATATTCTTACGCGTACACGAGCTCTATCATCAGCAACTTGCTTTACAACTCCAGCCCACCATCTAAATCTATCTCCATAAAAATCATCATTCAACATTATACTGTTCCTAATATCTTGCCATTAGAACCAACACGTGGTGTTGATAGGGAAGTGTTGTATGATGAATTTTCTAGAAGCTGAGTAAGATAGCCATCTTTATGAACTCTTACAGATGTTGCTGCTCTATAGCCAGAGGCTATTACTTGTTTTACCTCTGCAACGACAAACAAACCAGAAAGATAAATGTCTTCTTGTACAATATTGAATCCGTGATTTTCGGGTATATCAATCCATATGATATCACCAGCCTTAAGATCCATGTTTGCTGGAACTGTGAATGATAAATCTATTTGGTTTAGAGCATGTAGTCTTTTTGTGACTCTACCAAACTTTTCTCTATAATAAGGTTGTGTTATTCCTTCATCACTGTCTGTATTTTGATAGTTGTTAACAATATATCTAACTCTGTTAGCGTATTCAGAAAGAGTTGTGTTATTCTTAACATATCGAATATAATCCGGAGTATTGAGAGGGTGCTTACCTAGAGCATACCTTGTATCGTTAGTAGGTTGTAATTCTGTTACTTTACTATTATAAGACTTTTGAAGTAGACTAACTTCAAACAATTCATTTTGAAAATAACCACCAGCAACCTTTTCAATAGTTGTAAATCTTTTATTATTAATTAAATTAGATATTTGCTTTAGCTTTTCATTTGGATTGCCAGATGAAAGATAGTTAGATATTTCTGTATCTGATCTATAAACGTATTTTTCATCTCTCAACTTGCTAATCTTTTCACGAGAGTCGGTAGCATCTTTAATTAGCTTTTGTAAAGTAACAAAATTAAACTTATCTAAATCTTCATAAAAAAGAAAGTGATAGTAATCATCTGGATATTCAGATATCGCAAACTTAGTTAACCAAGTTATAGCCTGATAAGGTCTTAGGTTAGGAACAACAATAGTTCTTTTCTTTGCAGTAGGTTCTATAACTAAATCTTTAAATATATCAAATTGTATTTGTGTATCTTGAGCAATATATTCTAAGAAGATGTCACTAGCCATATCTTCTACTTTGCTAGAGTAAGATTGCTGTACATACTTTCTGGTGTTTTGTATAAAATGTGGACTAATTAGATCAACAACATACATAATTGACCTTGCACGATCACCTACCATAATATTTCTCACACCCTTAATAATAAACTTGAGTGTCTTTGGAATTGGTGATATGTTTTGTACTAAATTATTTTGTTGGTATTCAATAGTAACCAACTCTTCGCCTGTAAAAGGATAGTTTACAAACAATCCAATTTGATCGTTAATTAAAAGTTCAGCTTTCAGTGATGGTTCAAATATAGATTGATAGATTGAAGCTTCGACAAACTGAGGCATAATGCTCATCTTGTCGTGTCCGTTAAATTTTTCTATAGTAACATCGTTAATTGTTAATCTTAACGGATTGAATTCTTGTTCAGCCATTACTAAAAAGATCTCTGATCTGCTGTTTAAAGTTGTTTAGGTAAACAGGCTTCATCACTTTGATTTTACGTTTAGATTCGTTTAACTCACTCTCATGTTCCCAAATAGATTTAGCAGTCCAACCAGAAGGACTTCCCATCTGAGTGTAAGTGAATGGAGTAATTGTGTAGTTATAAGAATTGATCTCGGCTTGAGTGTCAGAAGGTAAGCCTGTATAGTAGTAGTAAGCAACAGTATTACTAGTAGTGGTTGAAGCTAGTTTATATGCAGCAACTCCATACTTACTTTCCATATAACTAACAAAATCTTTATCATCCAATATCCAATCCTTATAAGGATCTACAATATTGTTACAAAGGTATATTACCCAATCCAAAGTTGGATCGCCATAAACTTTGCTAGCAACAATATCAGCTCTTTCACTATCTTTTAATGTATATGTGTAGAATTTGTTGTAGTCTTTTAGATACTGTTGTACCACTTCTGCTTCTACTACAATGTTAGTAGCATACACGTTATTATAAGAAACTTTAGGATAATAATTGAAGATAGACATTAGTATTCTCTACCACCATTATATTGTGAAGAACCTGTATTGGTAGGAACTTCCAATGTTTGTGAAGTACCAAATCCAAAGTTCTCTCTTGTTTGAATATTAATTTCTTGGAATTGTAGTGTAAGATCTATGATGGTTGGTTGACCATCTCTGTAAAGTGAGAGACCATTTCCTGCAGAGCTTGATATGCTCATATTGGTAATAAATGAATCGTTTACGCTAGGAACAACTTCTTTAGGAAGACCCTCAAACTCAACATTAGCAATAAAAGGATACTCTAAAGCAAATCCACCTGAGTTTTGTAATATAGCTGGATGCATGTAACCTTTGATATAGTTTATCATATTATTGAGCTTCTTAGCCTCAGCTTGAGACTTAGGAGATAGTTTCCATGAAAATTCGTATGTCTTAAGTCTTACACCTTCAAACACAGAAGTTAAGTGAGGGTTTCTTACAACTCCAGCAATGGTTTGCGCTGTAGCTTGAATTTGCTGACCAGTTACAAATGGTGTTAATGCTCCAGCAATATCGGATACACCTGGAGCAAGAGCAGTAAGCTTTGCTACTGAGTTTGTTATTCTGCTAATATTGCCACTCGAAACTCCATTAACAAATGATTGAGTTGCAGATTTACCAGCCGCCATCATTCTGTTAAAATCACCAGCTATATCACCACTACTAAGGTTACCTAGCATACCCAAAGATTCACCATTAACATCCATATTATAGCTATCAGCTAATGTAGCAGGCAAAGGCAATCTAATATACCCACTAATGTTTTTAGTAGGTTTAGATCCTGGTCTTGGTCTACTATACTGTCTAAGAACTAGTCTTGTATAAAACTGAGGTTGTTTTTCAGGAAACTCATAGCGAGTGACTGGTTCTGATCCTGTTGTTGAACTTTCTGGCATTGTTACCCCTATAAATACTCTTATTATTTATACGGTTTTTCGAAATGGCATATAAGGGAAAGTTCCATCCAAAGTACCCTCAAAAGTATAAGGGTGATCCTACAAATATTATATACAGAAGTTTGTGGGAAATGAGATTTATGAGATATCTCGATCAACATCCATCTGTGATGTTATGGGCTTCAGAAGAAGTTATCATTCCATACATAAGTCCTGTAGATAAGAAAGTTCATCGTTATTTTCCTGATTTTTGGGTCAGAATGAAGGCTCAAGATGGGACAATAAATAATGTATTGATAGAAATTAAACCTCACCAACAAACTAAGATTCCTGTTAAGCCTCAAAAACTTACAAGAAAGTTTATAAACGAAGCAAGAACCTATTCCGTCAATCAGGCAAAATGGAAAGCTGCTGAAGAGTTTTGTAGGGATAGAAATTGGCAGTTTAAGGTTTTAACGGAAAAAGAATTAGGATTAGATAAGTTTTAATGGGTATTTTTACAAACATACTTGAAAGAGGAAGAACTGAGAGAACCTCATCAGGTATTATTAGACCTGGTACAGATGAAGCTAAAGATTGGTATAGAGAGCTTGCACTTTCTGTTAGAAGTGTGAGAGTTGAGAATATTATTAGAAATAATCAGCAGTATAACCGTACCATCATAAAACCAGGATTTTTATACCTATTCAATTACGATCCTAAAACTAAAGATGATTTACCTTATTATGATAGATATCCTTTGGTGTTTCCATTTGAATTAACAAATGATGGATTCTTAGGAATGAACCTTCACTACATTCCGCCAATCTATAGAGCAAGGTTGATGGATAATCTCTACGATTTAATCAACAATCAAAGATATGATGAAACTACAAAGCTTAGAGCTACTTATAGATTGTTAAACGCAGCTTCACGCTATAAATATTTTAAACCATGTGTAAAGAGGTATCTAAGCAGTCATATTAGAAGTAAGTTTCTACTAATACCAGCAAATGAGTGGGATATTGCATTATTCTTACCACTTGAAAGATTTGCAAAAAAGACAAAGTCAACAGTTTACAAAGATTCAAGGATGATAATAAATGGCATTTAATGTTTATGAAATGCTTGGAGCACTAGATCAATCTGGTGGTTTTACTAAAGCTTCGAAGTTCTTTGTTGAGATTTATCCACCAAGAGCTTTTCCAGTAGATTATAGTGTTTTCTTTTTATGTGAAAGCGCAACTCTTCCTGGTGTATCTTGGCAACCTGATGATATAAGAACAAGTGGATATGGTACTACAGAAAAGAGACCTATCAATTCCTCG